ACAGGTAAAGACGAAGAAAAAAATACATTAACCGTATATAACTATGATGGTAAAGATAATGAACACACCTTTGTAGGCAAAGATACAGTCTGTATTACACGAGCAGGTTCAATTGAAGATGAAGCAGGTCTTTCATTAATATCAGCATTTCAAAATTCACAAGCATTTATGTTAAATACACGTTCAGCAATGTTAACGTGTGACAACAAATTAACAACTGCTTTGTTATTTGAAAAATTTGGTATACCTACACCACGTACTGCCTTTGTATCTAATGAAAAAAATTTAGATGACGCAGTAAAATTAGTAGGTGGCAAATTTCCTATCATACTAAAAACACTTACAGGCACACAAGGTATTGGAGTTGTTAAAGTTGAAAGTCACGAAAACTTAGTATCAACAGTACAGGCATTATGGAACCACGATGCCGAAGTATTACTACAAGAGTTTATGGAAGTAGCATTTGATGTAAGAACCTTTGTGGTAGATAATAAAATTTTTGCAAGTACAAAAAGAATACATTCCAAAGAAGATTTTAGATCCAATATTCATAGAGGCGGTACGGCAGAACCATATAAGTTAAGTGAAGAAGAAAGAGAAATTATTTTAAAAGCTAGTAGAGTTTCAAAAGCATATCTAGTTGGTGTTGATCATATTGTATATAAAGGCAAACCTTATATATTAGAAGTTAACGGTAGTCCAGGTACAGGTGCAAACTATAAAGAATATACGTACAAAGATTATTATTCAGATCCAGAACCAGGCAATGATGTTACAGGTGAAAAACTTGTTTATAGATTTATTGATTGGGTATCAAAAAGAAGTCATTGGGATAGACAAGCAATTACAGAATGTGGATGGTTAGAAACAGTTGAAATAGATCAAGTAGGTAGAGTAAGAGCAAAATTTGATACAGGTAACGGTTCAAAGGCTTGTGCTTTACACGCAGACGAAATATTAGAAGAAAGTAAATCAACTATTAAATGGAAATACAACGGTAAAACTTTTTCTAAACCAAGACACGGCACAAGTGAAGTGTATAGAGCAAATGCTGATGGTGAAGAACCTTCTGAAACAAGACCTACGGTATTATTAGATTTAACATTTAACGGATTTACATATAAAGATATAGAGGTAGGTTTAGATGCAAGACCAAGATCAGGTTCAGACTTATTAATTAATAGAGATTTAATGAGGCAAATGAACGTAAGTGTCAATCCTAATAGAACTTTTGTACTAAGTAAGAGATTAAGACCAGTTGAAAAAGAAAACAACATTGACAAATAAGTCAATTTGTGATATATTAAATAATAAGGAGAAATATTATGTCAGAAGTGAAAGTAATACGATTAACTACAGGCGAAGATATAATCGCTAAAATTCAATCACAAACATCAGATCACACAGAAATGGATAAGGCGTTTGTCATCATACCAACTCAAAAGGCACCAGGTCAACCAGTACAATTAATGATGACCCCATATATGCCTTATGCAGATAAAGATACAATAAAAATTAGAACAGCAAACATTGTTACAAGTGTAGATCCTAAAAGAGAAATACTTGCTTCGTATCAACAAAATACAAGTAGAATATTAACACCTAGATCAGAATTAATTACAGAAACTAATATACCAACTTTAAAAAAGTGATAACAGTAAACTTTATACGGACAAACAATGAAAAAGTCCAAGTAAAGGTACCTGAAGGTTGGACTGTAATGGAGGCTGCTAAACAGGCAAACCTTGAGGAGATTCCTGCAACTTGTATGGGTTGTTGTGCGTGTGCAACTTGCCACGTGTATGTTAACAATGCCTGGATTGACAAATTAGGTGAAATAGATTATAATAAACCTGAACAAGAATTATTAGAATATGAAAAAGGTTACAAGAAAGGTATTAGTAGATTGGGTTGTCAGATATATTTAACAAAAGAACTTGACAATATAACTTTACATTTAAGAGATGACGAACTTTTATAAAAGTGTAATTGAACATCACGGTAAACTTCTTGTAAGAGGTGTACACGAAGGTAAAGAATATAAAGAGAAGATTGAATACAGTCCAACTCTTTATGCAATTACACAAGAGCAAACAGATTATAAAACGTTAACAGGCCAATGTTTAAAACCTATTAAGTTTGATAGTATTAAAAAAGCAAGAGAATTTAAAAAAAGTTACAATACTGGAAACGCACCTATTTTTGGTATGGATCGATATCAGTATCAATATATTGCTGATGAGTTTCCAGATGAAATACAATTTTCTAAAAAACATATTAAAATATTTACACTTGATATAGAGTGTGCCGCTGAAAATGGTTTTCCAGATGTGCAAAATCCTATTGAAGAACTATTAGCAATCACAGTTAAAAATCAATCTAACAAACAAATTATCACGTGGGGTACAGGTGAATTTAAAACAGATAGAACAGATGTAACCTATGTTAGATGTAAGTCTGAAAAAGCATTAGTTATGGAGTTTATGAAGTTTTGGATAAAAAACTATCCAGACGTAATCACTGGTTGGAATACAAAGTTTTTTGATTTACCTTATTTGTGTAATAGAATTAAATTATTAACAGATGAAAAAGTTGTAAGAAGATTATCACCTTGGAATTTAGTAGGCACAGAAGAAATTGTTGTACGAGGTAGATCACAATTGTATTATGATCTATACGGCATTACAATGCTAGACTACCTTGATTTATACAAAAAGTTTATACCAGTTAGACAAGAAAGTTATAAACTTGATCATATTGGTAAAGTAGAATTAGGATTGCCTAAAGATGAAAATCCTTATGATACATTTAGAGAATGGTATACAAAAGACTATCAATCGTTTATAGATTACAATATCAAAGACGTTGAGATCGTTGACCAGTTAGAAGATAAACTAAAATTAATTGAACTCATTTTAACTATGGCGTACGAAGCAAAAGTAAACTACCAAGATGTATTTTCACAAGTTAGATTTTGGGATACTTTGATTTACAACTTCTTACGAAAAGATAATATAGTCATACCACCAAAAGAAGATAATATTAAAGATGAAAAATATCCTGGTGCGTATGTAAAAGATCCTCTAGTAGGTATGCACAAATGGATTGTTTCGTTTGACATCAATTCACTATACCCACATTTGATTATGCAATATAATATTTCTCCCGAAAAGATTATAGGTATGAAACCAAATGGTATAACTGTAAATAAGATGTTAAATCAAGCAACGCCTCTAACATATCTTAAAACAGAAGGTGCAACTATAACACCTAACGGTGCATTATTCAAAACTGATAGTGAAGGTTTTTTACCTAAAATACTAGGCAAAATGTATAATGATCGTGTTACGTATAAAGATAAAATGTTAGAGGCAAAGAAAAAATATAATGAAACAAAAGACCCTAAACTATTAAATGAGATTGCTCGTTGTCATAATATTCAGTGGGCAAAAAAGATTGCATTAAATAGTGCTTACGGTGCTATCGGTAATCAATACTTTAGATACTATGACGTAAGACAGGCAATGGCAATTACACTTGCAGGTCAGTTTGTAATTCGTTTTATTGAAAAAAATATAAATGAATATATGAACAATATTTTAAAGACACACGATCAGATAGATTATGTTGTGGCATCTGATACAGATTCGATTTATCTTACAGTAGATAAACTTGTTGAACAAGTTTGTAAAGATAAAACTACCGAACAAAAATTAAAATTTATTAATAAAGTTGTTGAAGGTAGAATAGAACCATTTTTAGAAAAATGTTTTAATCAACTTGCAGAATATACTAACGCATTTAAAAATTGTATGGTAATGAAACGAGAAGTTATCGCTGACAAAGGTATATGGACTGCTAAAAAAAGATATATGTTAAATGTATTAGATGAAGAAGGTATTACATTTGACGAACCTAAACTAAAGATTATGGGTATTGAGGCAGTTAAGTCATCAACACCAGAAGTATGTAGAACTAGAATTAAACAAGCAATTAAAATTGTTATGGCAAAAGAAGAATTAGATTTACATAAGTTTATTGCTGACTTTAGATCAGAATTTTTTAACTTGTCTGCTGAAGAAATATCTTTTCCTAGAAGTTGTAATAATATGAAAAAGTATTATAGTAGTTCCGATATATTCATCAAATCAACTCCTATTCACGTAAAAGGTGCATTGATTTACAATCATCAAATAAAACAATTCAATTTACAAAATAAATATCCGTTGATACAAGAAGGTGATAAAATTAAGTTTATTAAATTACTAGAGGCAAATCCATTTAAGTTTGACGT